TCAGCTGTCAGTGGTGCCTGGTAGCCTGAACTCGTCGAAGCGGATGACCTCTTCGCCCAGCCACTCATTCACCTGCAGCAGCTTGGCCTGGATGGGCTCCAGTTCGTTCATGGCCCAGATGGCGGCGGCGTCCTTGATTGAGCCGAACCCGCCTGCGTTCTGCGGCACGATGCCCATCAGTTGGGGCGGAATGCGCAGCGCCGCGAGCAGGTCATCGCCGCTGATGTTCTTGATGGCGCCGAAGTCATCCTTGGCCGCCACCTCACTGACCGGGATCAGATTCAACCCGTCCTTCTTACCGTTCGGCGCGTACATGAACAGGTTGCGGAAATTCCCCGGACCTTTGCTGTTCTTCATCGCCTCGCGCAGATCAGTGACAAAGCTCTCGTCCTGCACCGCGTCCGTCATGTAGAGGATGAACCCGGCGTGACTGCCGTTCTGGTAGTACTTGCGGCGGAACAGCGTGGCGCTCTCGTTGAGCAATGCGCTCTGCAGCGCCGCCATCCACTCCGGCAGCCCGTAGATTTCCTGATTGATATCGGCCTCGCGCACATGGCCGATGCTGCCCACCCTGAACTCATGTTCGTCTTTCCAGCCGCGCACCTGGTAGTAAGTCTCGAGATCCACACCCCGGCGCACGCACTTCGCCAGCACCGGCTGCAGGCCAATCGCCCGGCCGAGCATGTTGTCCTTTTTCTCCAGGTACGCATTGCCACACCAGCCGAAATCGGTGGCGAACTGCTCGAAGGCCTGGCGGCTCAGCAACCGGTGCGGCTTGAAGGTACGCACCAGCATATTGCGGCGGAAGTTCAGCCCAGATTGCAGATAGACGCTTGCCTTGGTCGACCTGGCCAGCCCATCCAGCGACACCGGCGGTTCGTACCAGCGTCCATTGGCCCAGCACTCCAGATAGTCGAGCACCTCGCGCCCATCCAGCACCGGCACTGGGTCGCCGAACGTGAACGCGGCAGAACCTGCAGCGCCCTGCCCGGTCAAAACCTCGCCCACGGCAACCTGCTGGCCGCCCTTCTGCTCTGTGCTCATCTAGCAAATCTCCATGATGGCCGTGTTGGATGAGGTCCTGCCTTCCAACGGCTCGTTGAACAGCGCATGGAACAGCGCCCAGGCCAGATCGGCATGGCCGGTCGCCTCGCTGCGCCCTGCTGTGTAAGTGAATGACTTCCCGCTGGCCGTCATTGTCTTGCGAATGGCCATCAGCGATTGCGCGATATCCGTAGCGCCGGCGTCGAACTCCAGCCGCCCTTTGCGCACCACATCCCACGCCTTCATCACCAGCTGGGTTTTCACCGCTGGGCTGTAACTGAAGGTGCGCAGGCCAGGGAAGAACTGGCGCACCAGCTGCGCCACCCCAGTACCCATGCCCGTGGTGTCGATGCCGATATAGGTGACCCAATAGATTTGCGTGAGCTGGCGGATTTTCTCGGCCTGCGCCTCGAAATCCATGCCCCGGAACTGGAAGCGATCGAGCACGCGGAACTTGCCGCCCGGCGACGGGCTTTTCATCGTCGACAAGTGATGCGTAGAGCATCGAGCTGACCGACAATCGTGGCCTGGAGGCGGACCAACTCGACGTCACCCTCAACGACCACGACGGCCTGCTCGCCATCCCCCCGCGCGGCGCAACCCTGCGCCTGTGGCTTGGCTGGAGTGATACCGGGCTGGTCGACAAGGGCACCTACACCGTCGACGAAACCGAGCACAGCGGCGCTCCGGACACCCTCAGCATTCGCGCCCGCAGCGCCGACCTGCGCGGCGGCCTCAAGGTCAAGAAGGAACGCAGCTGGAGCACTGCCACCCTGGGCACCATCATCGGCGCCATTGCCTCCGCTCACGGCCTGGCGCCAGTCGTCAGTGCCGTGCTCGCTGGCATCAAGCTGCTGCAGGTCGACCAGGCCAACGAGTCAGACGCCAACCTGCTCAGCCGCCTCGGCCGCGAGCATGACGCCATCGCCACCGTGAAAGCCGGGCGGCTGCTGTTCATGCCCACCGGCAAGGCCACCACCGCCAGCGGTCTGGCCCTGCCGCACGTCACGTTGAGCAGGGCAGACGGCGACCAACACCGCTTTCTGCAGGCCGACCGCGACGCCTACACCGGCGTAAAGGCCTACTACTACGACGTGAACAGCGCAGACAAAAAAGAGGCCATCGTCGGCGCCGGCGACAACCTCAAGGAGTTGCGCCACAGCTACACCGACCGAGCCAGCGCCCTGCAGGCCGCCCGCGCCGAGTGGAACCGCCTACAACGCGGTACCGCCACCCTCAGCTACACCCTGGCCAAGGGCCGGCCGGAGCTGATCCCCGATCAGACCTACAGCCTCGTCGGCATCAAGGCCGAGATTGCCGAAATCATCTGGCTCGGCGGCAACATCCGCCACAGCTTTACGCCGGACAGCTACACCACGTCCCTGGAGCTGGAATCGCAATTGCCGGACGGCGACGACATCGCCGACCTGGCCGACCAGGGCACCGGCTATACCGGCATCGTCGCCTGGTACCGCGACGAGAAACCGGCCAGCAACACAAGATCACCGAAGGCGACCAGACCAAGCCCCGGCGCCTCACCCACCTCTACGAGAGCAGGGCCAGCGCGCAGAGGGCGGTAAAGAGAGAAATGGTCAGGCTCGAACCTCGTGACGTATGATCGGCGTGCCAACAAAGAAAGGACGGTCCAACATGTCATATTCCATCAAGGCGTCAGATGAGGCCACATTCAACGTCCCAAACGATCTAGTCATAGCTGCAAGTGAGCTTTCTGGGCCGACTTTTGGAGAGTTTTCCAAGCAGCGCTTTAAAGAGGACGACACAGACGGCACTGCTACGTTCACCGCGAAGGTTGCCGGAGTAGCTTATAAATGGATCGTGCATTTCTCAGTAAAATTCGCCAGTGACGACGTGACTATAGTCGATGTGGAACATGACTTTCCGCCCGGCACAGATCTTGAGCAAGACTTTGATTTCGGACCTGAATTCTTTGCCGATGGCGACGAGCTGGGCTAGAACCAAATCAAAAGCCCCGCACTAGCGGGGCTTCTTCTTTCACCTGGCGAATCTCGCGTCGCCATGGCCTCAATAGCGCGGCGCATAAACGCCTGTTCGCCTTGATCGAGCTGGCGGTAGAACCGCAGCAATAGCCTTTCCTCTGGCGTTATCCACTCCTGCAAGGGCTGCACACCCTGATCCTCGGGTTGACCGGCCGCAGCCTCTCGAACATCGCAACTCATCTGCATAATCCGTCATTGGCAGTTGTCCGCAGACCTTACCGCCACTCTGAAATATGCAACCCCAGCAGCGACTTGGCAGCTTGTTCCCCTGCGGGCAAACTGCCGTCTTTTATCAAGGACGCTGCCCCAAATGGATTTGCTCCAACAAGCTCAAACCCTTGCCGGTAGCCAGTACGCACCGCTATTCACTGCCGCAGTAACCCTGCTGTCTCTCGCCCCAAAGCTCTTTGCTCCGCTGCTCAGTGCCTTCGAAGCCCATGACAAGCACTTCGTGCGCAAGCCCCTGGAACGGTTAAAGGCGCTGCGCTCCAGTGCATCCAAGCATTCAGGGTTGGCTGAGTACTTGGAAACCTCCATCGAGCTGGAAGCGTTTCGGATCGCCTCGGGCATTACCGCCAGCCGCGCCAAGATGGAATTTTTGCTGGCCTTGAATAAGGACGGCACCTGGTCCAAGCCGCAGCTGCGCAGGGTTGCCCAGCATGTAGGATTTCCAGAGGGATCAGAGGAGCCTGCGATAATCAGCAGCACCAGCGAAAAGATATTCGCGGTCTGGAGCGCTGTCTTTGCAGGGGTTATTGCACTGATGGGGGCCGTTTTCTTCATCGTGCTGGCCTCGACGAATGAGCTTCTCCCCTTCCTGTTCGGAGCAATCGTATTCGCGGGCTTCGTAGCTTTCGCGCGGTTCATCCTGAACGAGTACATCAGCTACAAACTGGCCACCCGAGCACAAGCAGACCTCAAGCGTAGAACAGCCGCCAGTTAAAGCGGGTCGCCCACCAGCACCACCTTGCCGGTATCGCCCTCGCATTCACCCTCACCGGGGCGCCACTCCAATGTGGCGCCCTCGCCTACCAGGTCTACATTCAGAATACGGTCCAGGCACTCGCTCATACCGTCCTTGTCGATGGCCACCAGGCGCTGTTCATCCCAGGCTGTTACCTCATAGTCGAAGGCCTGCGCCTCCAGATCCTCGCCGCTGTCGTGGTACAGCAGCGAAGCATAGGCCTCAAGGCAGGTTTGGCGTTCACGGCTGCAGATGATCTGCACACCGTTGGTAACGCCGTGGTCGTAGCCCTCGACTGTATGCCAGCCACCGAAGATCACTAGGCCGTCGCCCTGGTCGATTCGCAGCGGGGGAATCGTGGCGGTGTGACGTTCAAGCGGCGCGGGGCCGGTCAGCCAGAGGGCCGCATAAGCAGCCACCAGGGCAGAGGCGAGGGCAACGGAGAGGTAGCAAGAATGGGCATGGTCGAACTCCAACCAGAGTGTCGATGATGATTGACGTCTTCGCCGTCCTGCTCGATCATCGAGCGCGTCAGCCATCACAAGGATGAACTCATGTATTGGATCGAGATCTGTAACGACGGCAGCTACGTCCACGAGGGCGTGGAGTATCCCCTCCCCGTAGATAACATCGAGATAATGGAGTCGCAGAGCGTCGAGGGTACTGACAACGAATTCGTCATCCCCTTCGAGATCGAAACCGAGCATGGCGTCTTCGCATGGGAGGTGAACATCATCGAGTACGTGGAGATCGAAGCAGCGAGCCTGCTGGGCTCCCGAATCACCCAATACCCCGGCAACGTCTACCTGAAAGATGAAGTGATCTTTCGGATGCAGGATGGCTGGCTCTCCGTGAGACAACCAACACTCGACATGAAGCCTCGCATGACTAAAATGCGCCTCGGTTGATAGAAGTCAAACCTTATGATCGATGCAGTTGACCTTTTCTGTGGCGCCGGCGGCCTGACCGCCGGCATGCTCAACGCCGGCATTTCCGTGCGGGCCGGTTACGACATCGAGGCGCAGTGCGAATATGCTTACCACGAGAACAATCGTGCAACCTTCGTGGCCTGCGATGTGAAGGACGTTACCGCTGAGCAATTGCTCGCCTGGTATCGCCCAAACCGTTACAGGCTTCTGGCTGGCTGCGCGCCGTGCCAACCATTCTCGACCTACAACCAAGGGCGTGACACCCGTACGGATCGCAAGTGGCCGCTGCTTTACCACTTCGCACGCCTGATCGAAGAAACCGACCCTCACCTCGTGACGATGGAAAACGTGCCCGATGTGACCAAGCACCAGGTCTATCACGACTTCGTCGAAAGCTTGGTCACTAGAGGTTATGAAATCTGGGACGGGCGTGTTTCCTGCGTGGATTACGGCCTACCCCAGAAGCGTCGTCGCCACGTGTTGCTGGCATCCAAACTGGGCCTACCTATCAGCTTGATCCCGCCGACCCACAAGGATGCTCCGGTAACGGTGGGAAGCGTCATCAGCCATCTGCCTCGCATCGCAGCTGGGCAATGCGACCCGGATGACCCGCTCCACCGTGCAGCGACTCTCACACCGCTCAACCTGAAACGGATCACCCACTCCTTACCGGGTGGCACCTGGAGAGATTGGCCAAAAGAGCTAATTGCCGAGTGCCATCGCAAGGAGAGCGGCAAGACCTACGCCAGCGTCTATGGCCGTATGCGTGCTGACGAGCCCAGCCCGACGATGACCACACTGTGCTATGGCTTCGGTAACGGCCGCTTTGGCCACCCCGAACAGGCTCGTGCGCTATCGTTGCGCGAGGCCGCTATCCTGCAGTCGTTCCCTGACAGCTACGTTTTCATGGAACCGGACAAAATCACCTTCAAGGCAGTAGGCCGCATGATCGGTAATGCCGTACCGGTACGCCTTGGGGAAGTCATCGGGGAAAGTCTGATGAGGCACGTCAGAGAGTACGAGACTGAGCTGGCGGAAGGCCGAATTCGCGCCTGAGACGCTCCTCAAGTACCGCCACATCCCTCGTTTCACACTCCCAAACCACCAGCACCCGCCAGCCCAGCTCACGTAGCTGGGCTTCTTTTCGAGCATCTCGCTCTACGTTGGCCTGAAGCTTCGGAATCCAGAAATGCTGGCGAGTCTTGGGAATCGTGGCATATCGGCAACCCTGATGGCGATGCCAGAAGCAACCATGGACGAATATCGCGGTGCGGTGTTTAGCTAGAACTATATCTGGAGAGCCGGGAAGAGATTTGGCATGCAGTCTGAAGCGGAGCCCAAGGGCATGAATAGTTCTACGAGCGACAATTTCTGGTTTCGTATGGGCGCGCCGCACGGCGCGCATACGACGAGCAATATCACTCGAAGCTTCTGACAAGCTGCTCAATCCTGTTGACCTTGGTATCAGCATCAAGGAACTCTCGATAGCCCTCTTGAGCGCTTGTGACTAAGTTCTGAAAATACACAACCCGACCTCTTATTGAGGCTAGCTGGCTCGTTACATATTCAGCCTGGTCAATATCACCGTCTTCGCGAAGGGGCTTGCCAAGTACGAAAATAACCTCAATCGGCTCATGCTCCCGTTGTCGAATCCTGAGGCACTTCATCAAGGCATTCTTGTATTTTCGCCCTTGACCAACGAGCTCGGAAACGGAGACAGTACGTTCAGGACGTTTCAACTCAATTATCACGTGTTTTCCAGTGATAGTCCTGTACTTAATATCTACTCGCCCCTTCAATTCTTCATCCGTCAAGCCCTGCTTGATCTTGTCAAATTCATCATTGACAGGCTTCTCAATGATCTCACTACCGGAAACCCTTTCCCAAGAAGGATCAATGAGCCATAAGTGATTAAATAGAAACTGCTGAAGAGTCGCCTCCAGGTCATTTGCTTTGATTTTTGCCAAGAACGCCCTTATGACATCAAGGCGTCCGATGACAATATCCCGATACAGAGAAGCCTCCACAGCTTCCAAATCTGCAAGAAGAGGCAGTAGAGCTGAGGCGCCAATAGAAACTGCTTTCTCTAGTTCATTTGCGTTGCCAGTCAGCCTCAATCGTTCAAAACCAAGAACGGCATGCTTGAGAAGAACTTTCTCTTCATCTGGGTCATCGTAATCAAAGGCGGCGATACGACCTATCAGCTTTTCAGCCTGGCTAAGCTGAACCCCCTTGAGAGAACCAAACCATTCTGCGACTTTCGGGTTAACCTTCTGGACTACCTGCACCCGATCCAATGGCCGCCATGTACTCCATTTAGACTCAACCTTTACAAGGGCGCTCTTCAGGAAAGTAACAAGTTGTATGTATCGCGGATCGTCCTCTTTGACCCTTTGCCTATCACTAGTCGCAATATCATCTTGAGGCGTACTATCCAAGAAGTCGGCTTCAAGTTGTCCAACGATATAGCTCATGAAATAACGGCCATCGTTGACTTCACCCAGAATATTTTCCTGGAAGAGCCGCCCCCTGGCTACGACTACGATTACATTGAGATTCCCAGCCGCAGACTCAAGATCCTTGGGCTTGTTGACTGTCCCAATCCAACCCCGAACTTTCAAGTCATCCGGCCAACCCTCAAGTCGACCATCAAGGTGATCCTCTCTTTTAACCCCATCAACCCAATCAGGTTTTTCCCAGTCGCCAACAGTCCAAAGATATTGGAGCCTATCTAAATCCCCACGATCTTTGTTCGTGATTTCTCGCGGCTCAGCAGCTTTACCATGAATTCTTACGGAAAACTCTTTGGTGCCAATCACAGAGAAACGCCTAGCTAGACGCTGGGCGAGGTTCTCTACACGAATGCGCTCTTTTTTTAGCTCATAAAGCCTGATATGAGTCCCATTATTTGCAGGACAATGGGTCTTGGCAATTGGCTTTGGATGATAGTTTTCTGGTTCCTTGGGATTTCCATCTTCGTCAACTTCACTAGCAGCCTTCTTGATGTCGTTGACATTCATTGACAACGCACTTTGTACACCGTCTTTCGTGGAATAAATTTCAATCGTATTGGCAATGGAGAAAGGGGCCAACTTGCCAACTCCCTTACGCCCCATGACTGGCCGGGAAAATGGCGGTGGCGTGAGATCTACGTCTCCAGTCCTTTTTTTGTACCCCACGCGCAGAAACTTATTATTTATATCCTCAACGGACATACCGAAGCCGTCATCCTCAATCGATATGAAGCTCAAGTCGGATGCGACACTAATATCGACTTGAGTTGCATTAGCATCCCAAGCATTGGCAACGACTTCGGTTAGGACAGCAGGAACGTTACTATATAAATTGATACCCAAGTGCTCTAGCACATTTAAATCAATGCTGAGCGTATAAGTTTTATCCTGCACAACGACATCTTGCTCCATGCTCACTCCTGCGCCTTGATCCATTTCAACCCCAAGAATCTAGGATATTCCCATTTATTTGGATAGAACCCCTGCACCTCTTCACTAGGCAAAGGCTCTAGCATATCTATCAAGCGAAAGCCCAGCGAACTAAACAGCTCAATGTACGCCTTGATCGGCCTATGGACATGAGTGGTACAACACGATGTTCTAGATAGTGATATTTTGAAAGGCGCTTGAATAAAGAGCTCTTTGCTATACGAGAACCACTCTTCACTTTCATAGCCCCAGTATCTCGGCCAAAAGCACGGATGAGGTATTGTGGCAATGAATCGGCTTCCAGAAGGCGCAGCTGCTGCCAGAGTCTTTGCGAACCCAAGAATATCGGCGGTAGCGGATAAAACCATTGAAGCGAGGAAGGTGGTTGAGCTCTCCAACCCTACCAGATGAGTCTTTTCCAATTCGGTATTTATGTACTCCACGCGACTAAATGCTTTGAGCATTTTGCGGGAAATCCTCAAGCTCTGAATTGATGGCTCAACACATATAATCCGCTTGAACTGCGGGGCAAGCTTCTTTGTCAGCTCGCCAGTACCAGAGCCAATATCCACAAGCGCGCCATGAAAGCCTTCCCCAACCAACCCTTTGACTAAGGGAGACATGACATGATGAAAGGTTATGTCGGCACCGGAAATGATTTGCTTGTGACGCCGCGAAGCAAGCGCATCCCATTCGCTAGCAAGCTCTTCAGAAGTAACACTGCTTACCAGTCTAAAATTAGTCATACGCCTTTACCAGCAGACTTCGCAAACTTAACCAGGTCATGAGCAAGATAAAACGCCGGGTGATCACCCGAACCAAACTCTTCAATTACGTGTTTATCAGCTTTCGTGCGCCCTACAGCGACCTTACTCCCATCACGACCATAAAAAGCAATGGTGAAACGAGCTGACGGATCTTCCAAATAATTAACTCCATAGATGTACACTTCTGCACCATCATTCTTCAACCTATCCGACAAGTCAGTCTTTACGGGCAAGCATATGATCAGCTCATTCCTCTTGGCTTTTTCAACCAAGAGTTTTTCAACATCGCCATCCACCCAACTTAGATCTCGTGACCAGATAGCCACTCTGCCTCCATTGTGGATCCAGTAGATCATATAATTCTTAATCCCCGGCCGATCAGAAAGCGAATACACCCGCTTACCCGACGAGGTACTGAGCTCGTACCAAATTAAAAACACTAGAGAAAAAAACAATGCCACACCTAGACCACCAAAAAACGCAGACTGCGCGTGGGTTACATCTTCAGATTTAACGAGAGGAATAAGAGAAAAATATAGAGATAGAAAAGTAACCCCCAAAACAGATAACTTTGCAACTAATGCTTTAACATCTCTTGAAGCCTTAGGCTTTTTATATAGATCCACACTCTTTCCACAACAGCGCTCATCACAAAACCAAGCTTTAAAACTAGCCCAGCACATCTGCACCTCCCTATATCGTGCTAATTAAGATTTCACTCAGTTAAGTGATTGCCGTCACGGCTAGCCATTTTAGCTAATGCGGTCACCATCTTACGTGCGTGGTGGCGGTCGCTATCAGGCAACTGGCGACGCGAGACGCCTGCCGCTTTCCATCGGCGCGTAGCTACAGCCGTCCGCGTCATCGAACCGGAAGGTCGTACTCCATCTGCCTGCTGTCATCGCGGAATAGCTCGATCACCAGAGGCTGCGCCAGTTTGTACAAGTCAAGGTACGTGTAGTCCTTGCCGGGCACAGCCCCAGCCGCAATGAGCGACTGCTCAACGTTGTAGGCCATGGCCAGGTACTCATCGATCAGAGCTCCCCTGGCAACCACATCAAGCTTCTGGATCAGCGGCTTAGCCATCTCGGCCCCTTAAATCGCCTTACACAATTCAAGGAATCCTAAGACGTGACAGCCAAGAACGCCACCGCTTTGCGCTCCCCCTCTCCGCGCGGCTGCAGTATTCCGTTGATGACCCATCTTTCCCCTCAAGAAAGGGAGCAGTTGGAAGCTATCGCAGCATGACTCGGCATCGGCGCTGCATTACGTCGACCCGCCATACATGCACGAAACCCGCGTTCATGGCGCACAGAAAGGCCGCTACTACCGCCACGAAATGTACGACCAGGAGCATGGTGAGCTGCTCGAAACCCTGAAGTCTTTGGACGGCATGGTGATAGTCAGCGGCTACCCTTGCGAGCTGTATGACCAGGCTCTCAAGGGCTGGGCGGTCAACACCACAACCGCAAGGATCGCGGCGTTTCGAGGCACGGCAGCGCGCACCGAATGCCTTTGGCTCAACCCTGCCTGCATGGAAGCAGTGTCGCGGCGTGGTTTGCCGCTTGAGGTGACAGCATGAGCCGCCAGGTAGTAACCACAGGCCGGCGCTGCGGCAAACGCCTCTGGCCGCTGTTCTGCTACGCCAAGGCCACGGCTGGCAGATCGCCAAGACAAACGGTGGCCACCTGCGCCTGACCAAGCCAGGCCGCCCCATCGTCCACACAAGCAGCACGCCGAGCGATTGGCGTACCGTGCGCAACGCCGTGTCCATGCTGGTCAGGGCGGACGGGTATCGCGTACTGGAGGTGGATCGTGGCTGACCAGGCCGACCGCCAACACATGCACGAGTGCGAGGCGCGGCAGTGGCTGCGCCTCGGCTACACCAGCGAGGCGATGGTCGACGAGCTGCGCGAGAAGGTTGCCGCCAAGCGCGGCGCCGCTGCGGCCGAGCGGCTGATCAAGGAAATGCGCCGGCAGTGGAAGCGGCGTAGCGAATGGCTCACGTAGAGCACCCGGCCCGGCCGTCATCCTTGCCCGATGCGCGGCCGGCGGGCGTGCGACGAGTATAACCGTCCAGCCCGGCAAGAATCGGGCGCTTCATCTTCTCGGCCCGCATTTGGGCCGGGTTTCTTTCGGGTCCTTACACTGGGCCTTTCGTTGTGCCGGGGGGCGCAGATGGCAAAGGGTGTAGAGGTACGCGGTAACCGCGTGCGCGTGTATTTCCGTTATCAGGGCGAACTGTGCCGCGAGCCGTTCAACGGCGACGCGACGCCCGACAACATCGCCCAGGCCGAGCGCCTGGTCGGCATGATCGAGTATGAAATCAAGGCGGGCACCTTCAGCTATGCCCGCCACTTCCCCGACTCGCCCAAGGTGAAAACCAATACCCTGGGCCACTACATGGACCTGTGCTAGAGATCAAGCGCAACGAAATGGCCCCGTCCGGCTTCCGCACCTACAAGAGCAAGGTAGAGACGCACATCCGACCGCGCTGGGGCGACGAGCAGGCCGACACCATCGACCACCTGGACCTGCAGGCGTGGGTGCATAAGACGCTGATGCCGACCCTGCATAACCGCACGGTGCGGGAGATCGTCAGCCTGTTAAAACAGGTATTCACCCTGTACCGCGCGCGCAACCGCTCGGCTCACGACCCGACCGAGGGCATCACTATCCGCCAGCCCGACCCGGACGAAGTCGACCCGTTCACCCGCGAGGAAATCGACGCGATCCTCGGCACGCAGACGGACAAGCTCCAGGAGCTGTATCTCGCTCAGTTCATGCTGTGGACGGGGCCGAGGGTATCGGAGGCCATCGCCCTGGCCTGGGAGGACGTCGACCTCAAGGCCGGCACGGTACGGTTCCGCCGCGCGCAAGTGCGGGGCGTGTACAAGGTGACGAAGAACAGGCGTTCAACGCGCGAGGTGCGCTTGCTCAAGCCGGCGCTCCAGGCGCTGCACGCGATGGCCATGCATACGCAGAAGCTCAAGCCAGTGGAAGTCGAGGTGCTCGATCGAGACAACAAGACCAGGAAGCGCCAGGCGCTGCGGTTCGTGTTCCACTGCACCAGCGCCGGCGCAGCGCACAGCAGCTCGGACATGCTGCTCAAGGGATTCTGGCGCCCGCACCTGGAAGCGGCGGAAGTGCGGCACCGGGGGCCGAACAACTGCCGCCACACCTACGCCAGCCAGCTGCTAACCACCGGCGCGGTAACGCTGCAATGGCTCAAGGATCAGATGGGCCACACCACCATTGCCATGCTTGAACGCCATTACGGCAAGTACATCAGCAAGGACGGCCCGGACATGATCCCCTTGCTGGAGCACGCCCTAAAGCTCTGA